CCGACGCTGGCCGTGGCAATGTAGCCTATAACTTTGCGCCACATTTCCCCGTCCCGGCTTTCGAGGGTTTCCAGCCGCTTGCCTTGCTCTTTCTGCTCCTTGAGCATATTCTCCATGTTGGTGGCAAGCCGCTCAACGGAGAGGGCCAATGTGGTCTGCGCTTTGGCGTTCTCCTCAAGAATGTCTAGCCGCCTGTTCTGCCTGTGGTTTTCGTCTGCGAGGTTCTGGTTCGCCAGCTCCATGCTCCGGCGGAACTCCTCATGTTCTGCTCTGCTGATAGGTGTGTCCATTTTTATATCCCCTTTCCAGAAATTCGCTGTGTAAAATTAGATGGACGCGCCTGCGCCCCTCTCTTTATGCCTCCCAGTCTCCAACAAGCTCGCGCAGGCGGTTCCGCTCCGCGAGGGCTTGCTCCTCTCTGACCTGTTCTCCGAACTGCTCAATGACATACTGCTGTGCCTTGATGATCTCTGCCTGCCGAATGCAGATGTCGGTCAATTCCGCAATAAGCTCCACCCCGCTCATCCCGTCACCTCCTCCCAGCCATACACCCCCGGCTCCCACACATTGTTGTCCACACTCGATGTCCAATGCTTGTCCGCGTGGCTGACCTGCGCCCCGGCGGGGTACGCGTCCGTCGCTCCAAGGGGTTGGCTCCATTTCGGCCACTCCTCCTCCGGGTCGGAAATCGCTACCCAAAGGCTGGGGGCTGCGTCTGGTGTCCAATCCGCCTGCGACGTGTGATCGCCCAAACAGCGGTACAGTTTGCCGCCGTGCCTGCGGATATTCCCGGCTTTGTAGTTCACCGGGACGGCCCACGCCGCGAACATTTCCGCGTGTTCTCCCGCCGTGGTGTCGTCAATGCTCCCCGCCTCCGCCATCACAACGAACGCGATATTGCTGGCCTCCCCAACGGTCTGAATACGGGCCGTGTTTTGGAAAATAAGTTCCCCGCTCTCCGCCTCAATCGGCACGGCCTCCGGCGCTCCGGGAATAGCCGTCCCGCCGGGGAGGTTATAGAGGTCGCCGTTCACCGCAATGCCCTCCGCCTCCGGCTCCTGCGCCTCAACGTAGACCCCCTCCTCGTTCACCTTGACGTAGCGCGGCCTGTCGCAGAGCGCCAGCAGCGCCCCGCCGCTCATAATCGCATACATATTCTTTTACCTCCTGACTTTGATTTTCAGCTCGTCAGCGAGCCTTTGTAGCTCCTCCGGCGCAGCTGCGAAAAATGCCTCGTTGAAGATGATAACGTCCAAGTCCTCCCGCAGGAAGTGCCGCCAACTCCGCCAGAGCATTTCCCTCTCCTCGTCCGAAAAGCGGTAAAAAGCGCCGTCCGCTTTGGATTTCCTCTGCCTCTGGCTATAGGCGATTGCCCACGTCAGCGCCCCGCGTTCGAGGCCCCGCCCGTCGTCGTTCTGTGCGAAGTGCTTTTTGGCGTTCTCGCTCGTCGTATAGCATACCGCCTTGCCCTCCGCCGTCACGAGGCTTTCGCCCTCTGTTTCCAGCTCTGTCCCGTAGGGGATATTAAGCTGCTCCCCGCACAGAGCCAGCTCTTTGTACCTGTGGTGCGTAACAAATCTCATGCCGCCTTTGCCTCCTGCTGTACGGTTCCGTGCTGGCGGTAAATCCAGCCCGCGCCCGTCTTTGTCGCTTTCATCGTACACTTGAATTTCTTCTTTCTGGCCGCAAGCTCCGGCGCAAACAGCCGCGTGAATTTCTCGTCCATCGACCGAAGCGTCCGATAGCTGTTGCACCTCTGCGCGTGCGCCCTCCATGACTGGTAGGATTGGATAGCGTCCTCCGGCGAGAGCTTTCCCACGTCCACCCAGCGCCGGAAAATGTCGAGTTTCCTCCGCATAGCCTTAATGCTCTTGCGGCTCAACTTCATCGTCACCTTTCCGCTTTCACGCAGTGTCACCCGCATTTTTAGGAATGTAAAAGAGTGGTGCCGGAATGGGGTTATGATGTTCTTCTTGTCGCTCATTGCAATCCCCAGCTCCTCCGCCAGCGCGTAAAGGCACCGCTTGATGTCTGCAAGCTCCGCGAGCGACGGGCTTATCACATACCCGTCGTCCATGTACCGCCCATACCCATGAATGCCCCGCACGTCTTTGACGTAGTGGTCTATCGGGCTTGCGAAGTCGAGGGCGATAATCTGGCTGATCTCGCTGCCCAGCCCTACCCCGTGCTTTCGCTCCGCCGTCTTGTCTGCGGTTTTCATCTTCAAGAAGTCGTCCACATAGTCACAAAACAGCGCATATAGGCGGTCGTCTTTGATTTTGGCTCTGGCCCGCGCCTTAATGGTGTCGTGGGGCAGGCTCCCAAAGTACCCCTTGAAATCGAACTGGTATATTCCGCCCTGCGTCCCGTACCTGCGGTAGTGGTCGCGCAGGTGCTTTTTCAGCCGTCGGAGCTGGAAGTCCATGCCCTTTCCCGCAAGACTGGCCCCGTTGTCATATACAAAGCTGCGGGAGTATGCCCCCACGAGTAGGTTCTTGCATAGGCATTTCTGCGCCGCCCTCTCCTGTATCGGCAGCGCGTCGATGTCCCTACGCTTTCCGTGTTCGATGGTCGCAAAGCTCTGAAAGCCTCTGAATTTCCTTGTCCCGTCCCGTATCGTCTCATACGTCTTTTGGCTCTCCGCCAGTAGGTCAGTCTCGAAGTTTATCGTAGACGTTTTCCACCGCGAGCCATTTCAGCATTCCTTTCCTGCCCGGCAGAGGTTCCCGAACGACATAACCTGCTCAAAGCTCTTTCCTCCGGCCTCCTGCGCCTTTCGCGCCCGCCGTGCTTTCCGCCGCTGGTACCGTGCCTCCCGCCTTTCTATACTGTTCATTCTCTTGTCTCCAAACTCAATGCAATCTCCCGCCCGTACAGCGTCATGGCTCCTCCGGGTGGTTTGCGGGGTGCATCACTTCCCGCACCTGTCCCGGCGGCCATAGCGGTTTCTCATAGCTGCGTAACGGTTGCTCATGTAACAGGGGAGGCGGGTGCCGGGTCGCTCTGTTCTCCGGCCCCGCCCGCCAAAACTCCCCCGCCATGCAAGTAGCGTCCGGGCCTCCGTATCGGGCAGCGATTTTAGGTCTGTAACCCCGTTCGGGGCCAGTCGCCAAGGTGCAAGCTCTCCTTTAAGGTTTGGGGCGCGGTTTTCGCTTTCGCTACTAATTCTGGCCCCGGTCTTGTTTTCTTAAATCCCGGCGCGAACCCATTCGAGTAGTTGGCGTTGTTGTTGCTGTTGCTGCCGTCGGTATTGACGAGCCTGAAATTGTTCGTGTTCGTCGCATTGACGGAGCGGAGCCACCAATTGCAGGCGGTGCCGTCAGAGCTTGCCCTACTGTGTGTTTACTGTTTCTGTGCCTCCGGCTTTTTGTGCCAGCCGTTCCAGCGCCTCTTGTCGCTGTCGGCTACTGCCCGGAGCTTTTTGAGCGCGTCGTTTCCTGCGGTCGTCCACCTCTGGAAAACCGCGTTGTAGTCCACCTTGCCCTCGAAAAAGTTGTTGCCCTCGTCCACCATCTCATAGCAGAATGTGATCTCTGCCAGCAGCGCCTCCGCGCTACTTATCGCTACTTTCATGTAGCGGTGCCGCAGCTCGAAGTCCCGCAGGCTCATTTCCTTGTGGACGTAGATCGCGTTCGCCTTGACTGCGTTGGTGTAGACCTCCCCCGCCAGAGCAAGCAAATTGTTTGTGATTATCCACCTGTAGCTTGTCGGGAATTTCTTCACGGCCTGTATCGTTTCCACCCGCAGTTTCCGCGCCAGCGCCACAAATTCTGCTGCCGCGTCTTTTCTTCTGGATTTGTAAACCGACACTTTTCCGCCCTCCTTTCCATTCTGCATTTCTGTCGTTCCGCTGGTGTGGACTTTCGTCCCCACCGCTCCACTTGGGTTTCTGATTTTTGATTAGGCAACCTTAAAGCCCGGCGCGAACCCACGCGAGAAGTTGGCGCTGCTGCTGCCGGCGCTGCCGTCGGTAATGACGAGCCCGAAACTGTTCGTGTACGTCGCATTGACGGAGCGGAGCCACCAATGGCAGGCGGTGCCCGTGTCGTTGTGCTTGTACCTTACGCGGCTGTTGCCGTTTTTGTAGTAGTCGTACTGCTTTTGGTAATTCTGCTCTGCGCTGTTTGCGTAGTAGCGGGTGCCGAATGCCTCGAACTCCGCAAGCAGCCAGATTTTGTCCTGCGTCGCCGTGACATAGCTGGCCGTGTTGTTGCCGCCGCCCGTGTTGTCGCTGTATTTGGTGCAGGAAACAATGGCGCTCCGCCAGTCTGCCGGGAGCGCATTAAGGAACTGCGGGCAAATCGTCTTGCGCATATAGCTCCCGTTCCACCCGCCGCTGTTGGTATTTGTGGTGTTCATGCGGAATGCCGCAGAGCTGCCGCTGCTGTTGTAGCTGCCGTCCACAAAAGCAATGTCTTTCCCGGCGGAGTTTTTGCCGAACTGGAAGTGAATGCTGTTGCTGCCCTCCACGCTCGCATTGTGGTTAAAGCCGAGGATAATCGCATAGTAGGTGTCGTTGATCGCCAGCGAGCCGACCGTCCCGTTGACCTTAATGCCAATCTTGTCGCCCACGCTCCAAAGGTTCGCCGCCTGTCCGCTCTGGGCCGCCGCCTTGATTTCTGCCGCCCCATTGTTTGCCAGTGTCCCGCTGGGCATACTCACCGTCACGCTCACCGTCTTGCTGGACGGCGCGGTGTGGTTCGTGCCTGCGGCCACGTTGATGGTGACGGTGACGTTGCCTGTGGCTTTCCCGGTCACAGTAACGGTAGTGCCGGAGACGCTGACCGTAGCCGTCGCTGTGTTGCTGCTGCTGGCGGTGATCGCGCCGTCGCCCGCCCGCGTGACGGCCACCGTGCCTGTCTTTGTGGTGACGTTCAGCGACATCGAGGTCTTATTCAGCGAGAGGCTGCCCGCTGCCTTGCCAATGCTCCACGCCACTGTCTTTGCGCCCGTGCCGCCGTCGCTCCACTGGTGGTTCTTGTTCGGCGTGACCGTGGCGTTGTAGCTCCCAGCGTTGGTGCCGGAGGTCGTGCCGCCCAGCGTCATTTTCGCACTGTCGTAGTTGTTCAGCTGCGGGCTTTGGGCGCTCCCGCTATAGGTCAGGCTGCCTTTCTGTGTCGGGACGGCGAGGGTGGCCCGATTGATCTTCCACGTCACGCTCCTCGCGTCCCGTGTCCCGTCGTCCCATGTGTAGCCGATTTTCGGGGTAAAGGTCGCCGTATAGGTTCCTGCGTCTACGGCGGAGTAGTCCCCGCCAATCGAGAGCTTTTCCGCGTCATAGCCGTTCCATGTGGGGCTTTGGGCGCTCCCCGTATAGGTGAGGCTCCCGCTCTGCGAGGGGACGGCGTTGATAATGCTCGTCAGCTTAGTTACCGCTTGGAGCGCTGCGTCCGCCGATGTCTGCGCGTTGCCCGCCGCCGTGACCGCCTCCTGTGCGGTAGATTTTGCGAGGTTCGCCGTCTCTGCGGCTGTGTTGGCCGTCCTGTTCGCCGTCGCCGCGAGGGTGGCCGCCCCCTGCGCTGTTTCCAGCGCCTCGTCCGCTGTCCCCTGTGCGCTCGTCGCGTCGCTCTGGGCCTTGTTCGCCGCCGCCAGCGCCGCCTCCGCCGTAGACTGTGCGCCGTCAGCGGTTTCCTGTGCTGCTTTTGCTGCGTCGCTGGCCGCTTGGATTTTCGCGTTGAGCTGTTCCTCGTCCCCGGCTCCGCCAGGGGTGTTCACTGTTCCCCATGCCATCTGTTTATTCCTCCTCTGCGCTGTTTGGCGTAATATGCACGTTCACCCCGCTCTCCGCGCTGGGCCGCACGTTAAGCAGGGTGAGACTTGCCTTGATTTCCGAGGCCGGGGCTTTTTTCGCGTAGAGCCGCACCGCCCCGGCCATGCTCTTGCAGCTCGTATAAAGTCCACAGCTCCGGGCCGTGTCCGCGTGTATCGGCCAGATCGCCAACTGCGGCACCGTCTCCTCCGTAGCCTCAAGCACAGGAATGTCGATGTGCAGGCCCGGCGGCTCCTCGTTTGGCGTGATGTCGCCCTCCGGCGGCTCCTCTCTGCTCTCGCCGTCCGGCTCAAGAGCCTCTTGGTTGTTTTCCCAGCCTGTCGCCGGAATGGTGATCTCCTTTGTGAGTGTGGAGGCGGCGATAAGCTGCTCAACCGCCTTGTAGGTCATAACCGCCTCCGGGTCGATGGTGGCCGTCACCCGGTCGATCTCGTCCACCGCCGCAATCAGGTCAAAAGTCGCCAGTTTGCCGACCGCTGCGCTGGCCGGGCGAATGCGCTCCGGCTCCTCCTCAAGCACGAGATAGGTGTACGGCACCTCTCCCTCGTCCGGGTCTGCGGCGTAGAGCAAAATGCCCGTAGCGTAAAAGCCCTCCGCCACGTCCGAGCTGTTGATTTGCACCGAAACCTGACATTCCCCGTCCACCGGGTTCCCCACCGCCGAGATTTTCGCGTCCATGACGTACCCCGCAGGCTCCGTCATGCTCTTGGGGGTCATACCCTCCGGGATAGAGCCTTTGCCGACGGCTGCCCGCGTATAGTGCATTTTGCACCGCCCGGCCAGCACCTTTGCTATTAGCGCCCGCCCTGCTGTCGAGCTATAGCTCCCATCTTCAAATTTAGGCATTTCCGCTTTCCTCCTTTATCAGCTTTGATTTTATTTTCGTCTGGAAGAACACCCCTCCTGCGCCGCTCCTGCGGCCCGTAGAGGCCCGCCTTACGCCGGGCGGCTCTCCGTTAAGGGTAGGCGTTAAATAGCCACTGTGCGCCACGAGGAGCGCCCTGCGGACGGTTCGCGGCTCTGCCACGAATTGTCCCGTCTGCTGCGTCCCAATCGCCCCGCCGTAGCCTACCCGGAGCTGCTGGCGGAACGTCCGCTTTGTCCGCACCTGCATACCAATCGCAAGGTGCGCCGGGACACGGCGATAAAGGGTGTCCAGCAGGTTCGCCTCCCCGAACACCTCCCCCTCGATGGTGATGTAGATTACCCCCAGCTTGAAGTCAATCCCCACCGCGCCGCCCGTGTAGTTGGCTATGATCTCCCGTATCTCCTGCTCCCCGATGTGGCCGTTTCCGCACAGCCTCCCAATGACGACGCGCTTTCTCTGGTCGAGCGTAAGCTGCTCCGCGTAGGTGATGTGGAGTATTCCCTCCCATTCCTTGACCGTCTCCGCGTCCGCCGTCAGGATAAAGCTGTTGAGGAAAACCCTCTCCACCCCGGCCTCAAGCCCGTCTGCCACCCTGCCGAACGCCTTGAGGATTTCCACCATCTCGAAAACGTCCCGGTAAAACCGTGGGTAGTACGTCAACAGCTCCTCGTAGCTGCCCGTGTAGTACCTGTTGTAGAATTTCACGCGATTTCCACCCCCCGCAGCACTGGCACGTCCTCCTCTCCGGGGGTGATGTTGTGGGTGTCGCCGTTGAGCCGCAGGTCGCTGTAGTCCACGAGGCTTTCCATCTGGCTCAAAATCGCACCGACGGCGGAAACGCGGACGACGACACTCTCGCCCTCTCCTGCGTCCAGTACAAGCTCCTTGAGGTATCTCTCAATCGCCTCTGCCGCCTCCTCCTGAGCGGCCTGTTTGGTGGCCCCGCTCGCCAGCTCCGCGCCGAACGTGACCGTGATTTCCAGCGCCTCCGCGCCGACCGCCGTAAAGTGCGCTCCGATGTTTGCCACCCCGTTTCCGAGGCCGTCCCCCACGGTGTATGTCTTGCCCTCTACCGTGGCCGTGAGGCCCTTTCCCGCCGGGTCGATATACTCCTGCACCTCTGCCACCTTTGCGGCCCCGCAGGGCTTTCCTACCGGGTCAATCAGCACTCCCTTGACCGTGTTCGGCCCGTTCCATAGCGGGATAATCCGCGCCCGGCCCACGCCGTCCCTGCTCTCGCACCATGTCTTGTAGTGCTGCCTGTTTCCGTTCTCTGCTGGCCCGGCGATTTTCTCAAATACCCGGTTGCGCAGGCTCGCGTCGTCCTCGTCGTTGCTCCCGTTCTCGTAGATCGCCCCAAACGTCGCCGCCACAAGGCCGTCTATGTTGTTCACCGGGACTGCCGGGGTGCCTGCGTAGATGTCGTTCCCGTCCTCTCCGGCGGCCTCCGCCTCAAAGTAGTAAACCCCCGTCCCGGCCTCCACCTTGAGCGTGAAATAGGCTCCATCGTAGTAAAAGCGCTCGCCCGCCTGCGGCGTGGTGCCGTCGAACTCCGCCCGGTACTTTGCTTTTGTCGCCGCCAGCCGCGTCACGCCGTACTCGCTGGCCTTTGTGTCCAGCGCCTCCCCCGTGGCCGTCGCCAGCCGTGTCATTTCCGAAACAACATCAAGGTCGGTGTATAGCTTTGCTACCTTGAGCAGCACACCAGAAACAGCGTCGAAAAAGATACTGCCCTGCCGGGTGTCGATTTCCTCCGGCGCATTGTTCAGCACCTCCTCCAAAAGCCTCTCGTATGTGTAGCCCTCGAACATTCTCAAATCACATCCTCAATCTCTGTTGCCCCGAAAACCGTGTCCGCCGAAAAAGAAACACGCGCCACGAACCCATCAGACTTCAACTTGACATTTAAGATAGACCGTGTCCGCCGAAAAAGAAACACGCGCCCCGTCCCCCTCAAACTTCATCTTGAAATTTGAGATAGACAGTATGCGCGTGTCCGGGCGCAGCGCGTCCTTGACAAAGCCCTCCAACGTGGCCTCGCTATAGTCTCTGGTTGCGTCCTTTGCCGTGACTGCGGCCTCCGCCTCGTTTCCGTACTGATGGTCGTAAATCAAGCACTTAAAACGCGGCGTGATGATCGCCTTGCGTATCGCTTGGTCTACCGCTGCAAGGCCGTCCACCTTTCCGACAATCCTGCCCTTTTCAAGGTCAAGGCGGTATGTCCTTGACGGCAGCTCCGCCGCCTCTGTGATGGTCTCAACCGGGATAGGGATAAACGTCTCTGCCATCGTCACACCACCCTCCCCAGCACAAAGTATTGCTTTCCGTGGTTGAGGGCGAGCAGGTGGACGCGCTCCCCGGTTTTCAGCCCATTGTGTACCCGTATCGCCTTTCGCCCCTCGATAGGGTGCGCGTGGGAGGCGAATGCGGGGTAGCCGCTGCCGCCGCTGACCGCCTCTGTCTGCCAGTGTACCGTGACCTCTGTGTCGTAGTCCGTGAGGTGCCTCGGCACGATAACATTCCCCGGCCCAACCGTCAGCTTGTCGTCGTTCACCGCTTGGATTTTGAGGGGGCTGGTGGATTTCACAACCCCCTGTATCACCTGCATCCCGTCTCCGGCCAGCCCTTGAAAAAGCCCCTTGATACTGGTTTCCTCTCCTGCCATCTCTCCCGCCTCCTTTTAGCTGAATGAGCCGTCGTCCACCCACCCATACACCCAAGAGCTGCTGTCCGTGTGTATCAGGTGCCACGGGTGCTTTGCGCCTTTGGCGACGAGCGTTATCTTTGCCGGGCCTGCTTTCGGGTTGCCTGCGGCCTTGCCCGCCGTGCTGCTGACGTAATGCGGCCCGCCCTTGAATTGCACCACGTCCCCGACCTTGTACTCTTTGCCGCCCGTGTCCTCGCCCTTTTTCTCTTTGGCGAGGTCGTTTGCGTAGTTGAGCTTGAGCGACATAATGTGCTTGCCGTCCTCGAATGAGTGCGTGTCCTCGTCCACATAGAACGTCCGCGCCAGCCCCAGCTCCGGGATAATGATGTAAACCCCTATCCCGGAAATGACCTCTGGAATGCCGATGGCCTCCAAGCTCAACGACCGCTCCGGCGTACTCTTTTCGTCCAGTATGCTTGCCACAAGGTCGTTCACCTGCGCCGCCGTCAGGCTTTCGTCCGGCTGGTCGATCTCTTGGAAAATCCCGATCTTCTTTTCCAGCTCCGCCTTGCTCTTTTCCGCGAGGGTCGTCCCCTCCTTGGAAATCATCTTCACGCGGGTCTTGATGTCCTCAATGCTCCTGCTGTAGGTGTAGCCGGTGAGGTTCTGGCCCACCTCAATCACCCACTGTAGAATGTTCTCCCGCCGCGTCAGGAGACTTATTTTGCCCTTGTCGCTGGCTACATAGTGCCGTATGCCCGTCGCGTCGAAGTCGAGGCTTAGAGCGTCCGCAATCGCGTCGAATGCCGTGGTCTTTGGCTTTGTCAGCTCCGGGATTTTATAACTGCACTGCGCCACCTCTCCCATCGGGAGGTTAAACCGGGTGCAGCAGTCCCGGAACACGTCGCTGGCCGTCTTATTCTCATAGGTGAACGTGTCCTTGTTGTTTGCCAGATAAATCCCATTGTCATAGGCCGTAAAGGTTAGCTTTTTCTTGTCGCTCTGCGTCTGCGCCATGATAATGCCCCGGAAAAGCTCTGTCCCATTGTAGCTGAAAATGCACTGATGTCCCTGCTCCACGTCGATTTCGCTCCGGGCGTGTTTGTACCCGTCGTCGTCAATCAGTGTCACCGCCAGCGTCCGGGCGGAGGAGCCTTTTCTGCCCCTCCACTTGACTTTCTCCACAAGCTGCGAAACGTCGTACCCCTGCTCTCCCTTTAGGATAATCAGGCTTATCCCCTCTGCCATCTCTCTCACCTCCGCTCTATGGAATTTTAAGCACGTCTCCGGCCCATATCATGTTCGGGCCGCCCCGGTGCGCGTCGATTACCGCCTTGTTTGCCTCATAGATTTTCTTGTACTGCGAGCCGTCTCCGTAGAATTTCCTTGCAATATTCCATAGGCAATCTCCGCCTTTGACCGTGTAGGTCTTTGGCTGCACAGTGTTGTCCACCCGTGGCTCCTCTTTCTGGACGCTGGCCGTGGCGCTCGGTATATCCACCTTGACCTGCCGCACAGCGATCTCCCTGTACTCTTTCAGCGTGATACTGTACTGGTAGGTTCCGGGGTCGCCGCCCTCCTCGCTGTAGTTGAAATCCTCAATAGCGACGTAGAGGTCAACCCCGCAGGCCGTCGCAATGAAGTGTATGGGTTTCCTGCTCGCTTTCCATGTGTTGATCTTCTCCACCAGTGTCAGCGGCTTTGTGAGGCTGCTGACTTGAACTCCCGGAAATCTGGTGGCCGGGAAAAAGCTCGAAAAGGAAAATTGCAGGGCTGGGCGGCTCTGCATGATGATGATCTCGCCCAGCCCTACGATGTCTACGCTGCTGTTGCTGCCGCCGTTTTTGGTCTGGAAAGAGGGCGGGAGGACGGGGAGCTGTATCTTCTCCTTTTCCGCGTTGAACGTCAGCCACATTTGGTATTTAGAAGTCATACGCCAGCTCTCCCTCCTCGTAGATTTCGCTCTGGATAATCTTCATCAGCACGGGCTTGAGGTTGTCTTGCAGGATTTCCAGAATGCTTTCCTTGTCCGCTTTGCTGCCGCCCGTGACATCAATGGCCCCGCTGCCCGCGACTTCAAGCAGAATGCGCCGCACCTGCTCCTCTGCGGTTTTCCTGCCGCTGCTGCCAGTGTCGCCCCCGGCAAAAACCTGTAGCGGCTGCCGCTTGTCGTTGAGCGCCGCAATCAGCCTGTCGGTTTCCTCTGTCGGGAATACCGTGCTGCCCTGCTGCCCAACGATAAGCTCCGGGCCGTTGTCGCCTGCGATAAATGCGCCCGTGCTGTTTGTGGTGCCGTTGGCATATGCGTCCACCGTCCGCATGATAAGCTCCGGCCCCTCCTCGCCAGCCACAAAAGTGCTCTCGGC